AGATTAAGGGCGAGAACGACCGGGTAGTCGCGGAAATTAAAGCCGCCAGTGCCGCGCAGATTGCCGAAATGAAGGCGGAGAGCGCCAAGCAGTTGGAAGAATTCAAGGCCCATAACGCGGCCATGCTCACGCGGATGGAACACGCCTTTGGGGCGCGGAACGACCGAGAAGACTCGATGCGAGCGACGATTGCCGCAGACAACGACGACCAACAGCGCCTCTCCGAGCGCACGTCGCCAAAGAAGAAAGACTGACGCGGGACTTGGTTCCCAGACCCCTCATGGGGTTCCGCGTTTCTCAACCGTAGGGCACTAAGGGAGCAGTACGTTTATGTCAGATACCGTTGTCGTCGCCTCCACCACCGATTCCATGGAAGACATCAAAGCCGCCGCTGATTCCGGCGTGACCGTGGAAACCTCCCAACCAGAACCTGCCGCCGAGCCAGCATCGGACCCGGAACCAGCCAAAGAACCTGAGTCTCCAAGGGCAGAAGTCCCGGCCACAGAGGTCGTGGAACCAGAACCCGAGACCGAAGAAGAAGCCAAGCCTGAAAAGAAGGGCGAGATTCGCGAGCGCAAGCGGGATCTTCAGTCGCGGATCGATGAGTTGGTACGCGACAAGTACACGTCGCAACGTGCCGCGAATGACGCCCAGAACGAAGTCCTTCGCCTTCGCGCCGAACTCGACGCCTCCACGCGTCGCCAACCACCGCCGCAGGAACCGCCAGTAGAAGCGCCCAAGGTTGTGGACGATCCAGAACCCGCGTCTGATGCCTTTGAGACGTTTGAGGAATTCACCAAAGCGACCGCCAAGTGGGCGGCGAGGACCGAACGCCGCGCCATCGAAAAAGAAGCGGCCGAGAACCGCAAGAAATGGGAAGCGCAAGAACAGGACAACCGCAGGGCGTGGATGGATCAACAGACTCGCCAGAATAACGAATCCCTCATGTCCGCTCATTACGCACGGATCGACGCCGCGAAAGCCGATCTGCCAGACTTCGACGCCGTGATCGACGCCTCGCAGGACATCGAACTCGCGCCACCCATGCGTGCCGTGATCATGAACGAGGAATTAGGCCCACACCTGATGTACTACCTCGCCCAGCATCCCGAGGAGTGCGACAAGATCGCCAAACTAGCCCCGACGCCACAGTTGGTCGCCATGGGACGCATTATGACCAAGATCGAAGCCAAGTTGGAAGCCAAAACCGAACCCAAGGCGGAACCGGAAGCCACGCCGGACGCGAAGGCCGTGGTCCCCAAGAAACCCGCCCCCGTCTCGAAACTCCCTCCACCGATCAAGACCGTGGGATCCGGTGCCGCCGCCAGTACAAGGCCGTTGGATGAATTGGACTACCAGGAGTTCGCACGGATGAGGAATGAACAAGAACGGGCACGAAGACGGTAGAGTCGTTTGCCATCGGCGCAGTGCGGGTGCGATCATAGTCGCATCGCGGTGCCGATGGCAGCGCGCAACATTTCGGTCTCGCAAGAGGCTGCTGTAAGACCAGCAAGACAGCGCACCCAGTACGCGCTCCCTAAAGCTACTGGCATCGCCGTAATCAACGCGGACTCGGCTGCCGCAGGAAATCACAACGATTTTTCTGAAGGTAGGAATCCGTATGCCCGCACCAAGCAACACAACTTTGACGATCGCGCTCATAACGCGCGAAGCTCTCCGCGTTTTGGAGAACAGCCTTACATTCACAAAACAGATCAGTACGCAATTCAGCGATAAGTTCGCCGTTGAAGGTGCCAAGATCGGCACCGTCCTGAACGTCCGCAAGCCACCCCGCTACGTCGGGTCAACGGGACAGGCACTTGCCGTTGAAGCGGCCACGGAAACGCAGGTGCCCGTCACGCTGGACACCCAGTTTCACGTGGACATCAGCTTCAGTTCTCAGGACTTGGCGCTGTCCGTGGATGACTTCAGCGAGCGGTTCTTGAAGCCAGCGGTGTCGTGCATCGCGAACAAGATCGACGCAGACGGACTGGCGCTGTACGCACAGGTGGCCAATTCGGTGGGCGCTCCGGGGACCACGCCCTCCGCATGGCTGACGTATCTGAGCGCGGGCGTGAAGCTCGACAACGCCGCGTGTCCGCAGGACGGACAGCGGTCGGTCGTGATGACGCCGCTCATGCAGGCGACGCTGGTGGATGCGCTGAAGGGGCTGTTCCAGTCCGCGCAGGACATCGCCGCGCAGTACCGCAAGGGCAAGATGGGCACGTCGGGCGGGTTCGACTTCTACATGGACCAGAACTGCGCGACGCACACGGTTGGTGCCTTGGGTGGCACCCCGCTGGCGAATGCCGCGACGGCACAGACCGGATCCTCAATTATCACGGACGCGTGGAGCAACAGCATCACGGGCGTGGTAAAGCGCGGGGACGTGGTGCAGTTTGCGGGCGTCTTCGAGGTTAATCCGCAGTCACGCGCTAGTGTGGGCGTGCTGAAGGACTTCGTGGTGACCAGTGATGTGAACTCGGACGGCAGCGGCAACGCGACCATTCCGATTTCTCCGGCGATTGTGTCGTCGGGATCATCGCAGAATGCCTCGGCTGGCGTGGCGAATAACTCAGCGGTGACCGTCTTCGGCAGCGCCACGGCGTATGCGTCGAAGGTGTCTCCGACCGGCTTGGCGTTCCACAAGGATGCCTTCACGCTGGCGTGCGCGGATCTGCCGCTCCCACGTGGCGTGGACATGGCGGCTCGCGTCTCGGACAAGCAGTTGGGCCTGAGCATCCGTATGGTGCGGGCGTACGACGTGAACTCTGACCAGTTCCCATGCCGAATGGACATCCTCTACGGCTGGGCGGCGCTTCGGCCCGACCTGGCGTGCAGGATTCAGGGCTAATGGTTTCACGGGCCGTGGGCGTCACTGATTCCCACGGCCGGTAACCTTCCATCATTTTTTCAGGAGAACAGAAACCATGGCACTCACAGCAACGACTCTCAATGGCGCGATTGGCGCCGAAGACCGAAACATCCGGCTGACCTCTGGCACGGGCGTGGCGGTTGGATCCTTCATCAAGATTGACAGCGAATACGTTCGCATCAACGACATCACCGACAGTCCGACCGTCAAGGTCCAGCGTGGACAGTTGGGGACGCTTGGCGTGGCCCACAGCACGCTGTCGTATGCGGTCCACGGACCAGCGGTTGACTTCCCATCGGTTCCGGCGGAACGCATCTACACCTACGGGGTGGACGGTGCCATCGCGGTCGCTCCGGGGTTCCACCAGTTGGTGAAAGCCAGTGCTGGTGCCTACACCATCGCGGATCCGAACGTGGCCCAAGACGGCGACACGTTGGTGATTACCTCATTCACGGCGGCGGCCCACGTCATCACGGGCGTCAGCATCTGGGACGGCACCTCGACCATCAACACGACCCTGACCTTTGCGGCCGTGGCGGGCGCGAGTTGCACACTGGCCGCTGAACGTGGCACGTGGAACACCATTAGCCTCAACGCTGTGACCCCGGCTCCGTAATAGTCCGACACACTGGAGGCAGGCTACGGTCTGCCTCCAGCCTCGCACTACGACAGTCATTTCAGAAAGGGACCGTTCATGGCTTTTACCACAATTCAGCAAGAAGGCGCGTTCACGCATTCCGTCCGCACCGCCATCAATGAAATGTTTCAGGAACTCTACGGCGGCGTGCTGCTGAGCCTGGGGCGCATCATCTATCTCAATCCCGCAGGCGGCAACGATGCCGATATCGGGGACGATCCCGCGTCGGCGGTTCGCTCGCTTTCACGGGCGTATGATCTGGCCACGGCAGGCAACAACGACGTGGTGGCCCTGATTGGCGACGGATCGACGACCGCGACCGCACGACTCTCGTCTGGGTTTACATGGGCCAAGAATGCCACGCACTTAGTCGGCATTTCGTCTGGAGTCAATCTCTCTAACCGTTCGCGCATTGCGCCCACGGCGGCGGTGACGGCGTTTGCGAACTTCTTCACCGTGTCGGCCTCGGGATGCTTGTTCAGCAATATCCAGTGGTTCCACGGGTTTAATACGGGCACCACGGCGCAGATTTGCCTCACCGTGTCTGGTGGTCGGAACGCGTTTGTGGGTTGCCACATCGCGGGAATGGGCGACCAGACCTCGGCGGATTCTTCAACCTCGCGGAGCCTGAAGATCAGCACGACCGGCGAAAACCAGTTCGTGCGCTGCACCATCGGCGTCGATACCGTGACTCGTGGCGCCGCGAATGCCTCGGTGGAATTCTCCGGGGGCGCGCCCAGAAACGAGTTTATCAACTGCGTGTTCCCGTTCATGGCGGATGAGGCGACCCCACTGGGAGTCATTGTGTCGGCTGCCGCTGGCAGCGATCGCTTCCAGTTGTTTGATCGGTGCTTGTTTATCAACGCCATCAAGAGCACGTCTACGACGCTCACGGCGCTGTCAACGCTGGCGGCCTCTATTGGCGGGCTGCATCTCTACAAGGACTGCACACTCGTCGGGATCACGGACTTCGGGTCTGATGGCACGTCACTCGCGCAGATTTACGTGGACGGGGCTTCGGTTGTCGCAGCCACGTCAGGGATCGCGGTCAACCCGTCGTAATTTAGGACATGCCGAATCTCCCAGTCTCCTTTAACCGTGCGCTGGCGATCACCCCAAGCGATACGGTCAACTTTCCACTCGGCCCGCCAGAAGCCATCTATGTCGGTGGTGCTGGCGTGGTCGTACTGGTCTTCAACGACGATACAACCGTCAGCGTGACGGCCATCGCTGGAGCATGGCTACCATTCCGTAGCGTCAAGCGAGTGAACAGCACAAGCACCACCGCGACCGTGATGGTTGCCTGCTACCAGTTCTGAGGCCCACCCGTGGCGCAAAGATTCATTTGGCAGGACGGGTCGTTCAGCACGGACATCCGCGACGCGATCAACGACAACTTCGAGGAACTGTACGCGGGGCGCGTGACCGTTTTTAGCAACGGCGCTACTCCCGGCGCCTACACCGCTGCCACCGCTGGCCTGGTTATGAACGATGCCGCTGGCAATGAAATTTGGCGGTTGTGGGGGTCTGATCCCGTTGAAGATGCTGTTGGATTTGGAAATTATTATTGGGGCTATCAAGCAGGATTAGCGCAATCAGTTGATGGTGGCAATACTAATGTAGGCATTGGTTGGCAAGCCCTTACAGCTATTACTACAGGACGGGCCAATGTAGGAATTGGCTATGATGCGTTATGGGCCAATACTACGGGGGCTGGAAATGTTGTAATAGGTTCGGCTGCCCATTGGCGTGGAGTTACATTGTCAAACGATACGGCAATTGGATCCACAGCATTAGCTAATTCTTATCTAACTACAGGTGCCGGTGGTGGTTATTGTTCTGTCTTGGGTAGCGAAGCTGCTAGTCGTATCACTCAAGCCACAGCAGTCATTGCTATCGGATATAGAGCGGCAAAAGCTCGCGTAGGAACTACTGCGTCTTATTTTGCTACGAATGGCATTTTTATTGGCAACTCAGTTAATGCCTTAGCAGACGATGCCACCGACGAAACCGTTATTGGTCATAATATGGACGGGCGTGGCTCCAACACGGTCGCTATTGGTAATAGTTCAAACCTCGACAACTGGTTCTACGGCAATATCCACACCACCAAATACATTGAGTCCTTTGAAATGACCGCGCCAGCAGCGCCAGCCGCGAATGGGGGCCGATTGTATTTCGAGGATAACGGGTCAGGCAAAACCCGCCTGATGTGCCTGTTTGCCACAGGCGCAGCGCAACAAGTGACGATTGAACCCTAAATGGGGAGGCGTTGATGGCCAAGAAGCCAGTCGTGAAACCGAAGGAAGCACCAAGGCCAGTGTCCGAATTGTCGGCGTTGCGATTTGAAAACCTCAACTTGCGGGGGCAGAATATCCAAGCGCAACTACAGGCGCTCTCTGCGGCGGCACAAGTGACGAAGCAGCAGGCGCGAGAGTGTTTTGAGGCCATGAAGGCCGAAGTCGGTGCTGGGCCAGACGACGTGTATGACCCCAACACGAGAGAGTTCACACCAGGGGAGAAGTGATGTCTGAATTTGCAGAATGGCGATACCACGCGGTGCATGGCGCACGGCTATTTACCAGCGAAACAGCATTGGCGCAGGCCGGGGCAGGATGGCTCGACCATCCCGATCCTGATCAAGCGTCGAAACCGCAGATCCTGACGGCGGCGGAGCACGTCTTCGGTGGACGCGTGGAACTTGTGGAAAACAAGTCGCCCGTGGAACGTGTGGCAGAACTCCCGAAGCCGAATCCCGTGGACTACGTGAACCTCGTGGACGACGACGTGACGCCAGCCGTGGAACCCGCCTACCCACTGGAACCCGTGGTTCCATCGCCGTCACGTTCTGAAGACGTGGTAACCACTGTGCTGGACGAAGGCCCGTCTCCGACCACAGACGCGCCAGAGAAGCGTAAACCAGGCAGGCCCAAGAAATGACCACGACGGCCACAAAGGTGTTCCATGTGGCCACCTTTGGTGGTCAGTACACTAGTTGCCCAAAGGTGTGGATTTGGGCGCGCAATGGGGCGTTCGTGATGAGTGCCTTGGAGTCGGCGTAGCATGGCCTACACGCCGGTCTTGATCTGCGGCTTCGAGTGTGGACTGGGGCACTTTAGCGTCACTGGAAGCCCCACCATAGAAACGGCGTCGCCGCGCAGCGGACTGCGGTATCTCCAGTGTGGCGCGGCCACTACTTATGTCGCAAGTCGTGTCAGTCTCGGCGCTGGCATCACGGTTTGCTGTATTTATATACAGTTTCCAACCGCGCTCCCATCAGCGAATGTGCAAGTATTCGCGTCTGATCCTAGTGGTTTCGGCGAGTATCGCGGCGTCTGGTTTCAGGCGAGCGACTCGAAGCTCTATACGGGCAGCGATACGGCGGTGACTGGCGCGACGGGAGTGACGGTCACGACGGGGGTATGGTACAAGATCGACTATCAGCTCAACTCGACGGCGGATCCCTGGGTATTGGATGCGGCTGTGGATACGGTGGCATTGGGCCAGTCTACATTTGCCGTGGCCGCTAGTGCTGGAGCCGCGACGGTGCGCGTCGGCCGAAACACTTCTGGGGGCACAGCGTCGAATGTCTGGTTCGATGACTTCCAATGGAGCGTGACCGCTGCGGATTATCCACTTTCGGCTGGTAACATTCGCGGCTTCGTCCCTACAGCGGACGGCACGCATAACGTGGCCGGGGCCGCTGACTTCGAGCGCGGCAACACAGGGACCGATATCATCGTTGGCACGACGACCGCATGGCAGCTTGTCGATGACAGACCTCTCCCTACAGGCACCGTAGACGAAGCGGACTGTATTCGGGCGGTCGCGCCACCTAACGCCACCGATTACGTCGAGTGTGCGTGGGGTGATACCGGCGAGACGGTCGCCCCGCTGACGGTGGAGGCGGTGATCGCGTACCACCAGATCGCCACGCAGAATGGCGACATGAAAGTCGCCCTTAACGACAATGGGACGCTGAGCAACATTGTCAACTACGCCGTCCGCGCCGGAGTCGTGACGTATCGCTACGACCGAGTGCATTTCCTCCTGCCGCCCACAGGCGGGGCGTGGACGGCCGCGACCAGTGGTGCGGGCGCGTTCAATAATCTCAAGTTCCGGTTCTACAGCGCCGACGCCGCGCCTGATCAGTGCCTCGATGGCATTATGCTAGAGGCGGAGTTTGCGCCAGTGGTGGGCGGCCAGAGCGTTGTGCCGGTGTTGATGCGGCAGTATCGTCAGAGGTGGGCATGAGATTCCTTCGCACCAACACGGCCGTCATAATTGCTGTAGGCCCATTTTTCGATCGAACGGATGGCGTGACGATTGAGACGACGCTCACCATCACGAACGAACGCATCACGCTCACGGCGGATACGGACGCGGGGTCCGCGCCGACGAACATCCTCGACAACGTGACGGGTGCGACCTCGGGCACGGACAACGACCTGAACTACATCACCGGCAACGACGCCGGGATGATGCAGCTTGAACTCAGCGCTGCCAACACGAACCGTTTGGGCCGGATGCTGTTGTCGATAACGGATGCGGCGAACCATGTGCCCGTGTTCCATGAGTTCATGGTGATGCCCGCGTTGGTCTACGATACGTTTTTCGCATCGTCGGGCGGGGCCACGTTCCCAGCGGCGACCTTGGCGAGCACCACGAACATCACCGCCGGGACCATCGCCGTCGCAACCACCGTCACCAATCAGTTGACAGCGGCGGCGATTGCCACCGGGGTCTGGCAAGACACCACAGCAGGCGACTTCACCACCGCGTTGAGTGTCGGCAAGTCGGTAATGAACGGTGTCGCGCTCGGCACCGGGTTGACAGTGGCTCGATGCACGTTGACGGATACGCTGACGACCTACACCGGCAACACCGTCCAGACGGGGGACGTGTTCCCGCTGGTCTCGACCGAGATCGCGGACATCAAGGCGAAGACGGACAACCTGCCATCCGATCCGGCCGATGCGAGTGATATCGCGGCATCGTTCGCGACGGTCAACACGAAGCTCGATACGATTGACGACTTCCTTGATACCGAAATCGCAGCGATCAAAGCCAAGACCGACTTGCTCAATGTCCTGCGCGGCAACACGGCGCAGGCGGGTGCGGCCGGGACGATCACGCTCGATGCCAGTGCCTCGGCTGTCGATGACTTCTACAACAACACGCTCATCGAACTGACCAGCGGCACGGGCGTTGCACAATCGCGCATCATCAGCGATTACGTCGGAGCCACGAAGGTCGCCACGGTCAATGGTAATTGGATCACGACCCCGGACGCCACGAGCGTGTTCCAGATTCTTGCGTTTGGGGCCATTCCCGGTGCAAGTGCCCCGACTGCGGCAGAAGTGGCTGATGCCGTGTGGGACGAAGACGCCACCGCCCATCAAACGCTGGGCTCGTTCGGGCAGGCGATCGGTGATCCGGTGGCCGACACGAACACGATCTACAAGGCGGTCGTGACAGATGCGACGGGCGCGACCGTGGGCGTTGATGTCGTCGCGGTGAAGGCTGAAACCGTCCTAATTTTGGAAGACACCGGCACCACGCTCCAGGCCGAAGTCGATGGCATTCAGGCCGACACTGAGGATATTCAATCGCGGCTCCCGGCTGCGCTCATAGGCGGACGCATAGACGCTAACGTGGGGGCCATTTCTTCAGATGCGACGGCGGCAGACAATCTTGAAAACGCCTTTGACGATACGGCCGGAGCGAATCGGTGGACGGGAATTATCGATCAGGGCACGGCGCAGAGCGCGACGGCCTCGACATTGGTGTTACGCGCCGCCGCAGACTTTGAATCCAACGAACTGACGGGCTGTTGGCTGGTGATTACGGGCGGCACGGGCGTGGGCCAAGTGCGCGAAATCACGAACTATTCAGCAGGAACGGACACCGCCTCCGTGCCGACGTGGACGACCACGCCGTCAGGGACGATCACTTACCAAGTTGTTCCTGCCGCGTCGATCAAGGCCGTCACTGGCAATGTGGGCGGGAATGTAAGCGGAAACGTGATCGGAGCAGTAGGATCTGTGGCGGCTGGCGGCATCTTGTCCACCTCCTTCTCCACTGCCGCGATTACGGCAGACGCCATTGCCGCCGATGCCAGTGCTGAGATCGCCGATGCCGTCTGGGACGAAGACGCCACAGGCCATCAAACGCTCGGTACGTTCGGCCAAGCCATTGGCGATCCGGTCGCTGATACCAACACCATCTTCAAGGCCGTCGTCACGGATGCGGCCGGCGCGACCGTGGGCGTCGATGTGGTCGCGGTGAAGGCTGAGACGGCGGCCATCTTAGAGGACACCAGTACGACATTACAGGCGGAAGTGGACGGCATCCAGGCCGACACGGAAGACATCCAAACGCGCATCCCTGCGGCGCTCAGTGCGGGTGGGAACATCAAGGCTGACGTGCTCTCGCTCGGCGGCGTCGTGCAAAGTTTGACCGACCTGAAGGACTTTGCCGACGACGGTTATGACCCGGCGACGAACAAGGTTCAGGGCGTGGTGCTGACCGATACCCTCACGACCTACACGGGCAACACGGTCCAGACGGGCGACAGCTTCGCGCGGATAGGCTTGGCTGGGGCTGGCCTAACGAACATTGATCTTCCCAATCAGACAATGGACATTGTAGGAAATATCACTGGCAACCTATCGGGCAGTGTTGGCTCGGTTACGGGTGCGGTCGGGTCCGTGACTGGCGCGGTGGGGAGCGTCACGGGCGCTGTCGGGTCCGTCACTGGCAATGTGGGCGGGAACGTGAGCGGAAACGTGATCGGGGCAGTAGGGAACGTGGCGGCAGGCGGCATCCTGTCCACCTCCTTCTCTACTGGCGCTATTACGGTAGACGCGATTGCCGCGAACGCCATCGTGGCGTCTGCACTCGCGCCGGATGTCGCGACGGAGATTCGCTCGCTGGTATCAGGCACGGCAGACTCCGGCACGACGACCACCATGGTGGATGCCGCCCGCACAGAAGCCGATACGGACTTTTGGAAGGGCCAGTGTCTCGTGTTCACGGATGGGTCCATTCGTGGACAAGCACGGCTGATTACTGCCTTTGACCCTGTAACTGACACGATTACGTTCGCGCCTGCCACCACACAGACGGTGGCGACGCAGACATATGAGATTTGGCCAAGCGCGTTAGAATCGCTCACTGTCAGCATAGAGGCGATTGATAACTTCCTCGACACGGAAGTGACCGCGATCAAAGCGAAGACGGACCTGATCAATATCCTGCGCGGCAACACGGCGCAATCAGGCTTAGCTGGATCGATCACGCTCGACGCGGGAGCCTCGGCGCTCGATGACTTCTACAATAATACGCTGCTGGAAATTACCTCCGGTTTGGGCGTGGGACAGTCGCGCGTCATTCTCGACTACGTGGGCGCGACGAAGCTCGCCACGGTGAATGGAAACTGGGTGACAATCCCAGACTCGACCAGTGTATTTCAGATTCTCGCCTTTGGCTCCGCTGCGACGGCTCCCACGGCCGGGGACATTGCGGATGCGGTGTGGGATGAAGATGCCACACTCCATCAAACCATCGGCACGTTCGGACAGGCGATTGGCGATCCAGTGGCCGACGCCAATTCGATCTACAAGGCGGTCGTGACGGATGCCACTGGAGCCACAGTCGGCGTGGATGTCGTTTCCGCCAACACAAAGTTGGACACAATTGACGACTTTTTGGATACGGAGATCGCCGCGATCAAAGCCAAGACCGACCTGATCAATGTGTTGCGCGGCGGCACCGCGCAATCAGGGGCTGGCACCACGATTACCCTTGACGCAGGCGCGTCCGCCTTGGACGATTTCTATCTGGACACCCTGATTGAGATTACGTCTGGCACGGGCGTGGGACAGGCGCGTGTGATCACCGATTACGCCGGAGCCACAAAAGTGGCGACCGTCAGAGGGTGGGTCACGACGCCAGACGCGACGAGCGTGTTCCAAATCCTCGCCTTCGGGGGCATCCTTACGGCTTCCTCCGTGGCCTCTGCGGTCTGGGATGAAGATGCCACCGGGCGTCAGATTCAGGGAAGTTTCGGACAGGCGATTGGTGATCCGGGCGCGGACACGAACACAATCTATAAGGCGGTCGTGACGGACGCCACGGGAGCCACGGTCGGCGTCGATGTGGCTGCACGGCTCCCCGCGACACTCGTAGGCGGACGCATGGATGCGAGCGTGGGGGCGATGGCCACCGACGTGCTCACCAGCGCGGCATTACATGCAGACGCGGTGACGGAAATTCAAGGGGGACTGGCTACCTCGGCGGCGCTCGCGACTGTGGACACGATTGTCGATAGCATTCTGTTAGACACCGCTGCCATCGAAGTGACGCTGGGGTCGCCTGCGGGCGGCACGGTCGCGGCAGCGTTAGCCGGTATTCAGACGGGCGTGAACGATCTGCCGACGAATGCGGAACTATCTACGGCCCTGGCGGCAGCAGACGATGCCATTCTGGCAGCCATCGCGGCGCTGAACAATGTCACGGCGGCTGCTGTTCGCGATGCCGTCTTCGCACAGGCCGTGGAAAGCGGCGTGACCTTCCTTGAGGCGCAGCGTCTACAATTAGCCAGTGCGGCCGGCAAGCTCTCTGGGGCCGCTGGGCTCACCGTCACGATTAGAAACGCTGTGGCCGACAGTAAGGATCGCATCGTGGCCACCGTGGACGCCAACGGCAACCGCAGTGCCATCACATATGATCTGACGTAAGCCCACTATGTGGCCCCTGCGATACTTTACGAAGCGGTATTGGGCCGGTCGGTTCTGGCCTCCAGCCACGGCAGTCGAAAGCGACGGCCATGTCGTCATAGAGGTGGACGCCGCTGGTCGCACTGAGCGCGTAGTCCCACGGGTACCCATTACCGTGCCGGAAACGCGGATGATGTCTGTGGAAACCTCAGATCGGACGGAGCGAGTGGCCCCAAGGGTGCCCATTATCGTTCCTGGGTCAAGGGTGATATTGGTTGAGCGGCACCCACGCGAGGAGATTGTGTACGATGACGACTTATAGACAAGACGAAGACGAACTCCTCGACTATACCTTTAATTGGTCTCCCACGCTCGCGGCCGGAGAGACCGTGGCGACCAGCACGTGGACGGTCCCGTCTGGCATTACGGCTGGCATCACCTCACAGACCGCCACCACGACCACACAATGGCTGTCTGGCGGGACGATGGGTACCGAATACACCATCACAAACACGATCCTCACGACCGCTTCTCGCACGTACGAGCGCAGTTTTGGCGTCCTCATTATCAGCAGTTCGTCTGAAGTGGTACCCTCGGCCCCCACGGGCGTGACCGCGCTTCAGATTATCACCCCAGCCTTGCGCCTGATTGGGGTCTTAGCCGCAGGCGAAACCGCCACGGGCGAAGAAGCGAACGATGCCCTATTAGTACTCAACGACTACATCGACGAACTCCGCACGCAGCGACTGTCGATCTACGTCACCCAGCGATCGGTGTACCCATTGACCAGTGGGACCGCGAGCTACCGGATTGGCGGAGGCGGCGCGTTTGACCAGCAGCGACCGCTTTGGATTCCCTACGCGAGACTCATCATCGACACGGCTGCATCGGTCCCGACCGAAATTCCCATTGAGGTCTACAGCGTCCAGCAGTATGCCGACGTGCCGCAGAAGTCGCTCTCCAGTGGACTCGTGCAGTGTATCTACTACGACCATAACTGGACCGAAGGCTTGGGCGTCATCTATCCCTATCCTATTCCAAACGTGGGGAACACCAGCCTCGTGCTCTACACGCCCATCGCGATCAACGAGTTCACGTCGCTCACGCATCAGGTCACGTTTCCTCCGGGCTACCGCAAGATGCTCAAGTATAACCTCGCGGTGCAACTGGCGGCAGAGTACGGGCGTGAAGTCGCCGCCTCGGTCTACAAGATTGCCACGGACTCGCTGGCCACGGTGAAGGCAGCGAACGCGACGCAGCCGGGACTCCTGCGCGTCGATGCGGGCCTGATGGGGCACTCGCGTAGTTGGAACTGGAGAACGGGCGCATAGATCATGAAGTTTCCCAACTTTATCGGCGGGTCATACCGCTCGAAAAGCAAGATTGCCGACGATTCCGTCACGATGAATTTGTACCCAGAGATTCTGGAGTCTCCTGGGGCCAAGTCCCCCGTTGTGCTGTACTCCACACCGGGGTTTGAGACCTTCGCGACGGCCACGGAAAACCCGGTACGCGGACTGTGGTTTGAAGACGACCGCAGCCTCACGGCCATCGGTGGCGTGCTCTACGAAGTGCTGGAAGACGCCACGCTCACGTCACGCGGCAACGTCGCGAACGACAATCTCCCAGCCACCTTCAGCACGAATGGCGATGGCGGCGCACAAGTGTTTGTGACCGCTGGAGACGTGGGATACGTCTTCGATCTGTCACTGAACACGCTCACCAGCGTGCTCTCCGATGTCACCTTCGGTGGGTTTCTGAGTAGCCGATTCCTCGCGTTGGATGCCGCCACGTCTACGATGAAGATTTCCGATCAACTGGACGGCACGGCGTGGGATCCCACACAGGTCGTGCAACGCACCATCGGATCCGATAAGTGGATTTCCATGATCGTCAACAACCGCGAGATTTGGTTGTTCGGATCGCGCACCAGTGAGGTGTGGTATGACGCCGGTACGTCCCCGTTCCCCTTTGCGCCTGTGCCTGGTGCCTATATCCAGCACGGGATCAAAGCCCCCTATTCTACGGCACGTTTGGCAAATTCAGTGGTCTGGTTTGGGTCGAACGAAAGCGGCGCTGGCGTGGTCTATCGATCCAACGGCTACTCGGCCGAGCGCATCAGCGACCACGCGATGGAAGCCGAAGTCCAGCAATACAATGTCACGGAAGACGCGAAAGCGTGGACCTACGAACAAAACGGCCACGCGTTCTACGTCTTGACGTTTCCCACGGCCGACAAGACGTGGGTCTTCGACACGTCCACGAACCTCTGGCACAACCGGGACTATTGGGATGTGGATACCGCGACCTCCAAAGCGTACCGGGGCATGTGGCACGCCTTCGCCTTCGGCAAGCACCTCGTGGGCGACCTCTTACTCGGCATCCTCTACGAACTCAAGGAAGATGTCTATACGGACGTGGGCGGTGCCGCGATTCGTCGGTTCCGGCGTGGTCCCCATATTGCCCAAGAACAACTCCTTATCACGCACTCATTCTTCCAACTTGACATGGAAGTCGGTGTCGGACTTAGCACCGGCCAGGGTAGCGATCCACAAGTGATGCTGCGCTGGTCCAATGACGGCGGCTGGACGTGGAGCAATGAGCACTGGCAAAGCGCAGGCAAGATTGGCAAATACAAAACCCGCGTGTCATGGCATCGCCTCGGCAGTGCGCGAGACCGCGTGTATGAAATCGCCGTGACCGATCCCGTGCCGTGGAAATTCATCGACGCGCACATTGAACTTCAGGTGGGGAGCAGCTAATGCCCGTTGTGGCCCCGCCTCCGATCTATAGTTCGCCCACCGACGCGAATCCAGAACTAAACAAAAAGGCGCTGCGCACCAACATTGATTGGATTCGCTGGTTTCAGTCATTAACACAAGCGATAGGGGCAACCTCCGGTCGTGTCGGTGCCGCCAGTGTCTCGGCGCAGGCTGCGTCGATCGCTGCGACGGCTATCTCGACACCGACGTTAGCCCCCGGACTGTATCAGGTGTCGTGCTACGGGCGCGTCACGCGGGCCGCGACGACGAGTTCGTCACTGTCCGTGCAAATCGGCTGGACAGATGGCGGCGTCGCCTGTGTCGCCAAGGCTGGCGGCACCGCTACAACCAATACCACCTCCACCACGACCAACGGCACCGTAGTGGTCCGCGTAGATCAAGGCACGTCCATTACCTATTCCACGGCGTACGCCTCAGTTGGCGGCGTCACCATGACTTACGACTTAGACGTATTAGTAGAAGCCCTTCCATGAGCCTGAAAACGCGTTTGCTACCCCCAGATGAGTGGGCTAAATTGGCTGGTACTGAAGCTGAGCTAGTTTGGCCACATTTGCCAGATACAGCCAGCGTAATAGTCGTGGAAGATAGAGACGCGATTGTCGGGTGCTGGATTCTCATGCCCGTCTACCACGCTGAGGCTGTCTGGATCGCCCCGGCGTTCCGTTCTGGCTGGGCCGTGGCGAGCCGTTTGTGGCGCACGATGCACCGCTTGGCTGCGTCATTGGGCGTCAAAGGTGTCTTTACCGCGTCTACGGACGACAGTGTTAGGCACCTTTTGGAGCGCCATGGGGCCGTGAAATTACCCGGTGAGCATTACATGATGCCCATTTCGGATCAAGGAGAATAAGCCCACATGCCTGCTGCCATTGCCGTTCCTCTTGCCCTTGGCGCTGTGAGCGCCGGCACGCAACTCTATGGGGCCAAGAAAGCCTCTGACGCCTCCAAGAAGGCCGCACAAGCCCAACAGAAAGCCTCTGACAAGGCGTTTGAATATCAACGCCAAGAGCGCGACCGCATGAGCGGCCTGAATGCGCCATTTATGCAGGGCATGGGAGACCGCGCCTCCACGCTGCGCTCGTTGACGACTCCGGGACAGTCCTACATGCCGCCGCCGATGCGCCAGCCGATGGGACCACCGCCACAAGGCCCACCGCAAGGTCCACCGCCGCCGCAGGGTGCCTGGGACAGATTCCGTGGGCGGCCACCACAAACCCTCGGCGGAATGCGCCAGCCGATGCAGCAGGGTCCACCCCCAATGGA